CAGGCGGTGCTGGGTGGTTTACAGAAAAAGGGTATAACCATCCCCCCTGAGCTAGTTGTCAGTGAGAATGGCGTGGCATCGCAGTTAACCCAATTGCTGATGGTGGTGATGGCGTCCATGAACAAGGACATTACCCCTCGGGAAGTGGAACAGGCAATGATGGTGGGGATTGAGAATTTCGCCACTAAACAGCGACGAGATGCCCAAGGCCCACAGCAACAGGGAGGCCCACCACAGGGTATGCCGCCGCAGGGAGGCCAACCTCAAGGGGCACCACCGCCGCAGGGTATGCCACCACAGGGTGCACCGCCGCAGGGAGCGCCGCCACCACAGGGCGGTATGTTGGCACAGGGTGCAGGCGCGCAGGGAATGCCGCCTCAACCGCCTCAACCGCAGAGGGTTTGATAGTGAAAAATTTTATTGGAACAAAGATGGTTTCTTCAACACCTATGAGCCGGGGAGAATACAACGACTATAGATGCTGGGATCTCCCTGAGAACGAGGATGGCAGTGATGATGGTTATCTTGTTGAGTATCTCGACGGCGGCAAACCAAATCACGAATGTCACGAGGGTTATATAAGCTGGTCACCTAAGGAACAGTTTGAAAATGCGTACCGAACCAGCGGTGAGCTGACTTTTGGTGATGCTATTTTTCTGATGAAAAAGGGCTCGAAAGTCAGACGCAAGGGTTGGAATGGGAAAGGCATTTTTATCGCCATTCAAACACCTGACGCACACAGTAATATGACCAGCCCTTATATTTATATTGACACAACAGGTCTACAGACGGACAACCTCGATGCACCGAAAACCCGTGTCCCATGGCTGGCGTCTCAAACCGATATGATGGCAGAAGATTACGTCGTCATCTAAAAGGAGTAAATCATGGGTTTTGCAGCATTTGCACAGGGCGCAGCCGGCGGTTTAATGCAGGGTTGGGAGGATAACCGGGAGGCGGCGAAAGCGAAGGCGAAGGAGGCTTTTGCCCTTAGTCTCGAACAGTCCAAACAGGATGCCCAACGGGATCAAACGACACGGGAGATTGCCGCCCGTTCGGATCAGCAGATTATGGAAGGTGAGGCGCAGATGGAGTTGCAGCGTGCTAAAGACGCGGCGCAGATGGGGCGCGAGCGGGAAGGCAATGCGTCAGCAGAGCGGGTGGCGAGCATTAAGGCAGGGGCGGTAAAACCGGGCGACTACAAGTCTGAGCACCCGATTTACTGGAAGCATTACGATGACATTGCCGACGCCAGCAGCGCCCTGGACACCTGGTACAGTGAGCAGGTGCCCCTGGGCGGCGAGCCAAGCAAGGCTGTGGTCAATCAGTATAAAGATCAGCGCAAGCGTCTGATGGATCGGCGTGTTGCACTGGAGAAAGCCTTTGTGAATGAAAACCCCAGCGGAATATGGGATCAGAGCGCTTATGACGCAGCCGAAGCGGCGGGTCTTCCAACGGATGCGCCAGCAGGTGCCGACACCGATAAGGGTGGTGTGGACGCCGAACAAGAAGCGTTGAATAAGGCATCGCCGGAGCATCGAACCTCATTAATAAAAGCACGAAAAGATGTTGAGGCAACCGAAGCGAAGTACACGGCAGACACCGACCGCATTATGGATGAAGCGGAGAATGAAAGCTGGAAGGGCTTGCAGGCCGGAGGTGCGGGGCAGTTTGGCCGTGTTGAGCGGGGCGGCGGTGAGGCGCGATTCAAGATGCGTAAGTCGCGACAATTGCAACAGGCCGATACAGAACAGCGTGGTGACGGTAAGGCGTTTTTGGTGGATGAGTACAAGAGGTACAAGCTACAACAGTTACAGCGGATTACTACTGACAAGCGTAGCTCACCCGAACAACGGGCACGGGCATTCGCTCTGTACCAACAGCTTACGGGCGTAACTCTGGACGACAACCCTTGAATTCGTACCTCGAACAGTTCTATCCCTCCCGACTGGGGCCGACGCTCCCCGATGGGGCTGCGCCTCATGCTGATGCAGAGGACGAGGATGACTGGCAGATTACCAAGGGCTTTAAGTCGGGCGTTGATCAGGTTCAGGNCATGCTCTATGGGGCGATGGCGCTGGGCAGTGAGGCGCTGGGTGCGGAGGGTAGCCGGGACAGGGCACTTGAAGGCTATCATCGCAATATCGCTGAGGCGGGGCAGCACGCGGGCAATGTCACTACCTATGATGACATTGATTTCGACGAAGGGGTGCTGAGCGGTCTTAACGATGTTGCCGACTACGTGCTCTACGGTACGGGCAGTATCGCGCCCACTATTCTGTCAGCAGTGGCCGGCGGTGGTATCGGCGGTGTTGCCGGTAAGGTTGCCTTAAAGAAAGCGGTCGGCAAGATGCTCGGTGGCGCGGTGAAGAAGCGCAGCGCCGCACTGACGGCGAAACACGGTTTGAAGGTTCCGGTGGCGCAGCAGCGCGCACTGAGTGAGCTGGCCGGCAAGATTGGTCAGTCCACAGGCTTATTGGGTACAACGGTACCTATGGCGGCGGGCAGTATCTTCGGTGAGATTGTCGATGAGACGGGCGAATACGCCTGGGACAAGGCTTTAATTGGCGGCCTGGTTTCGGGCGGTTTCGAAGCCTTACCCATTGGTGGGGTGCTGAATAAGCTGGGCGTTGGGCAACTCGCTAAAGAGGGTATAAAAAAACTTTTCCGTACCAATGATGTGCTCAAATCGGCCTTGACCACAGCGCTGGCAGAGAGTGGCACTGAGGCTGCCCAGACGGTGGTTGAGAAGGCCACCGTTAAGTGGGTGGATGACAATTATGAGGTGTTTTCTGACCGTAATCGTCGCGAGATTATAGATTCCGCCCTGCTGGGTGGTATCGGCGGCGGCCTGATGGGTGCGGTAAGTGGGGCGGCACAGGGGCAGTTAAGCACTGACCCTGGTGACTTGCCACCAGCGCCCGCAATTAGCCCTGAAGCGGCGGGTGAGGCGGCGAGAACGCAGGCACAGGCACAAGGTGGCGACCCCCTTATACAGGTGGAGGCACAGGTAAATGCGGAGGATCAGCAACAGAAGATCAGCACACCGGAACAGACGGCGGGCCTGGATGAGATCAACCAGCCTGACGAGGCGGCCACACCGGGTGAGGGAACCGAGCAGGAGTGGCAGGACTTTGCTGAACAGGTGGGTCTGAATGAGATCAACCAGCCGGAAGAGAATGCACAGCGGGTGGCACAGCTTGAGAGTGCTCAGGTACTCGACCCCGCTACCGGGGAATACACTGACACCGCAACGGGTGAAATGCTCACCAATGAGCAGGCCGCCGAGAAGCGGGTAGCTGCGCTGCGCGCTAAAATTGAGAGTGCGCCTGAGCCTGAACAGGCGATTGAATCAATTGATTATAAAGCGCCTGAGAAAGCGATTGAAACCGTTGATTATAAAGCGCCTGTAAGCGAAGCGCCTGATACTCGTAAGCCTGCGGAAGAGACGAATACACCAGCGGATAAGGTGGACACCCTGGCGAATGAGGCCCAACCATCGCCGGTCAACGACTTACCGGAACCGTCACGGGCGCAGATTGACGCGGGCAATTACCGTAAAGGGCATGTTCGGGTTCAGGGTCACGATATTAGCATTGAGAACCCCGCAGGGTCGGTGCGTGAGGGTGTGGATGCAGGCGGTAAACCCTGGCGGCAAACCCTTAAAAATCACTACGGCTACATTAAGCGCACAAAGGGCGCGGATGGCGAGCAGGTCGATGTGTTGTTGGGTAATAACCTCAACAGCGACCGGGTGTTTGTTGTTAATCAAATTGAGCAGGAAACGGGAGCCTTCGACGAACACAAGGTGCTGATGGGCTTTAATAACCGGATGCAGGCGGTGCGAGCCTACCGGGATAACTACCAGAACGGCTGGAAGGTCGGTGAGGTCGAACAGTTCACTGGCACTGAGTTTAAGCGCTGGTTGAAGGAGGACGGCAATACTGCACCCGTGGACGAACAGCTTGAGGTCGAGGCTGAGCCAGCCCCTGTTGACAGCCCCAGTGATTTTCAGGCACTGGTCGAGAGGCAGGGCCGCAAGACACGTAAAAAACCCCGTGTTCGCTATGCCAAAGGTAGCGGGGCGGCCATCCCCTTCGACGCTACAACAGAGGGTCGGGTCAAGGATTTGAAGCAGGCCCGCAAGACCTTGCGTGAAGATTTTAACGATGCCAAAAAACTGGTGGATGCAGTCGCAGAGCGGGCGGATAAGGCTGATGCGCCTGTGGTGAAAGATGCCTTTATGGGCACACATTACGATGCCGCCACCCTGAAACGCATGATCAACCGCGCAGCGCTCCGGGGTGAGGCGATGCCTGATAGTGTCAGGGTGGCGGCTGCTTATCAGCAGGCCAAAACGGTGACGCGCCAGTTTAACCAGCGGGATCAGGCGCTGGTAACAGCACTGGATCGTCAGACCGAGCGCCTGCACCGTGAGCAGCGTGAGATTGCCGACAGGCCAGCAGCGCAGCAACGCCATTATGATGCGGTGGCCGCTGCGGTGAAGTCGCTACAAACGCAGTTACCGGGTGCGCGTCTACAGGTGGTTAAGGATGTTGATGCCTTGCTGGACACCGTTGATGCAACGATGGGTCGCCAGATTAAGGCGGAACCGGGGTATCAGGGTTTGCGTGGTGTTTATGTCGGTGATACGGGCACCAGTTATGTCGTCGCGGGCAATGTTTCCGACATAAGGGAGGCGACGCAGGTGGCTCTCCATGAGTCTGTCGCCCACCACGGTTTATCGGTCTTGTTGGGTGATAAGCTGGATGCCACGCTGGACGATGTTTACCGCAGTGTCGGGGATACGGAGGGTTTCATCGCACTGGCCGGACAGTATCGAGCAGACCTGGACACGGTGCAGGGTCAGCGCATGGTGGCGGATGAGTACATTGCGCAACTGGCGGAGGATATTACCCTGGCACCCGGACTGATACGGCGTATCATCACAGCGGTGCGCGAGGCCTTACGCAAGCTGACGGGCACCACTACGTGGTCGGATCAGGCGATTAAGGATCTGCTCATGCGCTCGGCACAGAATCTTCAGCAGCGCCCATTACAGGCGGTGGAAATTAGCGAGGATATGCGCATCAGCGAGACGGGGGAAACGGTTAAGGTGACGGTCAACGCACAGGTGGCGCTACGGCGTACCGATAAGCGCATGGCCGTATTAAACCGCCTGAAAGCGTGTGTTGCTGCCTGATAGCGTGAGCGAGGGAAGAGATGCAGGAAATTAGCGAGACTGAACTGAGTGCTTTGCGCAAGGCCGGGGCCAAGGTGGTAAAACCGCTGCGTAAGGTCGAGCCTACGGATCAACAGCAGCAGGAAAAAAAAGCGCTACTGATCCGTGAGAATCAGCANCGTAATCACGAGCAAATGCTGGAGACATTGAAGGACATGGTAGTGCAGCAGCAGACCTTTGCAAAGGTTCTCGCGGATTTAATCGCTACCCTGGGTCAGGAAGTTACGGTCAATGTGCCAGAAATTAAAATACCCGAAATTGTTTTACCGGGGATCTCATCACAACCTGAGCCTGCGAGGGCGTTTCGCTCGGAAGTACATCGTGACGCACGGGGCTTTATTGAGTATATTGATAATGTACCGTTGCCGTTCAAGGATTGAATGCTTCGACATCTTTTGAGAAAAAAGAGCGAAACCAGAAAACAAAAATAAAACCAACGCACAAGGATGTTGCGCATGGAAAAACCTCTGACAGCCCGTCTGTTTACCGTAGAAATGATAATTTGGCTCTGCACCACGATATTTCTATTTGGTGTCGGTTATGCAGTATTGGCAACGGAAAGCGATTCTCACAATAAGGCTATAAGCGACCTGGAAATTGCGGAAAAAGAAGTTGTCAGCAGCATTTCAGACATCAAAATCAGCGTTGGCTCTATCCATGCCCAACAAAAAGCCATGTCTGATCACTTCAAGTCGCAGAAAATCAACATCGACAAGCGCATGGACAGGCAGGAGTCGGATATACGCGACATCCTCAATATCCTTCGAACCAACCATGAACAGGTGCATCCCTGATGTTACTCATCAGTGAGGAACACGAGCGGATACTGATGGCACTCGCGGCGGGTTGTGCCGCCAGTTACCCTGTCCATNCTGTACCGGAGTCCTTACGGGTGCTTGCCGGCTGGTATTACTGTGTATTGCGCATGGCATTGCACCGCGCCATGGGGGATGACGACGAGACGCTGAAGGCGGTGGAGGCCACTTGTAGAAACCTTGATGTGTCAAGCACGGCGATGTCGCGTGCGGGCAGTCTGTCAACAGAACAACGGAAGGCCGTGGCGGATGAGTTTGTTGCCCTGTGTGTTATGTCACCAACATGGTGCGACAGCGTGGCACAGCGCATGGTGACCCGTTATCTTGAAGGAAGGGCTTGAAATTGGCGAAGCAGGGAAGCGGGGCTGGTATAGAAGCAACATTAAAAGAGCGCGAAAGCCGCTATGGTGACTTTGCCGAACATGCGCGAATCACGCAAAGCATTAAAAGGGCTATGATGAACAGCCCTAACTGGGCGCGTCTTACGGATGACAAGCGTGAATCCCTTGAAATGATTGCCCACAAAATTGGACGAATTTTAAACGGAGACCCTGAATACAGGGACTCATGGCACGACATTATTGGCTATACAAAGCTGGTGGATGATGTTTTAAAACCCTAATTTCTAGCGCAAGGATGCGTGATGACTGATATTTACGTTAAATCCAGTGGCTCCAATACCTCGCCCTACGATACCTGGGCAAAAGCATCGAACAATATTGCCACGGCCATTTTAGCCGGAGCAGAAGGGGATCACGTCTATGTTGATTATCAGTATGTCGAAACGATAACAGCAGACACCGTACTGGATTTCTTCACAGGCCTGACAAATCAGCCAATGCGCCTGATCTCGGTTGACCCTACGGGCAGTCCAGAGCCGCCGTTGGCATCCGATATGTTAGCGGGTGCAAAGATGAACATTACGGGTGCAAATACGGATCTAATAGTCAGGGGGTCTTGCTACATCTATGGAATGATCTTCGAGGCCACGGCAGAGTTGCAAAATAAAGATATTAAGATTCAGGGAGCAACATCTAGCTCAGGCTCCGTTTTTCAGGTGTTTGATAACTGCGAAATCAAGAACCTGGCGACAGGCGCAGGGGCAGAAGTTGATATAGGCTACAGAGATAACGCCAATTTTAAGCATGTAGTTGTCCTTCGAGATACGGACATACACCTCACTCAAAACGCGATAATAATGACTTCCTGTGAAGTGTACTGGCTGGGCGGAACAGTCGGACGGATGCCAACCGCCAACACTTTGATTGCGGTGCGGGATAACAATGGGCGCGGCGGGNATCTTGAAGTGCGCAATGTTGATTGCTCTGTTGTTACTACAGGGGATACCCTGTTTGATTGCACCAAACGCGATCAATGGAATGTGCTGGCGACTAATTGCCGCGTCGGTAGTGGTGCTGCGTTGCTTTCAGTAAGCGCATTAGAGTCGTTCTGGTCGAATGCCAAATTCTATAATGTGAATAATAACGATTCGACGATGGTGCAGTTTCTGGAAAAAAACGGCTTTGGCTCCGCTGAATCTGAAACGTCAATCTATCTCGATGCCAGTGACGGCACCACCAATTACAGCGCAAAAGTCATTACAACAGACAGGGTGCATGAGGCGACGATCCCCTATCGTTTTCAAATCGGCGTGGCGTGGGTAGATGGCACTGGTGATAAGACTGTGACGGTCGAGATTGCCAGAGACGGTACGAGCACGGCTTTACAGGACGATGAAATCTGGATTGAGGCGGAATGGGCTGATAGTACGGCGGCCATTGGCAATACTGCCAACAATAGAGCCGCAACGGTAATGACGACTCCCGCGAATCAGGCCAGCTCAACTGCTGCCTGGACGGGACTGGGTGGCACCAATAGCAAGCAAAAGCTGGAAGTGACCATCACAGACCGTCGCCCCGGCCCTGTCACGGTATGGTTGTATGTCGCCAAACCTACGACGACAGTTTATGTTGACCCGAAAATAGGGGTGAGCTGATGGCTGCACGGCAATACCCTCACCCAGACGCAGGCACTATCAATGATGGCTCAACGGGTATCGAATACCCCATTGGCCCAATTGGGGTGCTCAATGAGGCGGATTCGACCACGATTGCCACCACCTGGAGCACAGCCACAGGGTTGAGCACCGCGCGGTATTTTCTTGGCGGCTGTGGAACACAAACAGCGGCCCTTGCGAGCGGTGGGTTTGTTGCGGGNGCGGTAACATCAACTGAAGAATATAACGGCACAAGCTGGTCAGCCGGTGGCGCGTTGACAACGGCGCGCTACATTCATGGTGCCTGCGGCACACAAAGCGCTGCACTGGCGATTGGCGGATTTAGCACTGTACTACTAGACAGCACTGAGGAATACAACGGCACAAGTTGGTCAGCCGGTGGTACATTAGCGACTGCCCGCTACACCACGGCTTGCGGCACCCAAAGCGCAGGGCTGGCGATTGGCGGGTCTGGTGCAAGCATGCTTGCCTCATCGGAAGAATATAACGGTACAAGCTGGTCAGCCGGTGGCACATTAGCGACGGCGGTAGCACTGCATTCAGCCGCCGGCACCCAAAGTGCGGGTCTGAGTTTTGGCGGCGATGATGGCCTTGCGACGGATGCCTGCGAAGAATATAACGGCACGGCATGGTCAGCCGGCGGTGATTTGCTTGCGCCACGAAGCGGCGGTGGCGATGGCGGCACTCAAAGCGCGGGGCTTGGTTTCGGCGGGAATGATGCAGCGGAAACACAGGTTGCTACGACGGAACGCTATGACGGCAGCACCTGGACGCGGGGCGATAGCATGATAACTGCAAGGGGATACATAGCTGGCGCTGGCAC